GAGGCGTCTGGTGTGCCTGAGAAGGTGTTTGAGGCTGCTGCTGGTTCCATGTCGGGCCACAACGCCACGACGATCTTGCTGTCTAACCCTACGCGCTCCAGCGGCACGTTCTTTGAGAGCCAGACGCGACTTGCGGGCAGTTGGTGGACACGGCGCTGGTCGTGCGTTGACAGCCCCTTGGTTTCCGATGAGTTCGTTGACGAGATGCGGCTGCGTTACGGCGAGGAGTCAAACGCCTTTAGAATCAGGGTTTTAGGCGAGTTCCCATTGGCGGACGACGACACGATCATCCCGTTTCACTTGGTTGAGGCGGCGATCAATCGTGACGTCGTTCTGGATGAGACTGCCAAGATGATCTGGGGTTTGGACGTGGCACGGTTTGGCACGGACAAGACTGTATTGGCAAAGCGTCAGGGTAATGTAATTACTGAGGTCAATGGCTGGCAGGGCTTGGACCTGATGCAGACTGTGGGGCGGGTGAAGGCTGAGTATGACGGCCTGCCGATGAGTATTAGGCCCAGTGAGATCATGGTTGACGTGATTGGCATGGGTGGCGGCGTGGTGGATCGGCTGCGTGAGCTTGGGATGCCAGTGCGGGGTATCAATGTTGCTGAAAGCCCCTCCATGGGCGACACATATACAAACCTTCGGGCTGAGTTGTGGTTTAAGATGCGTGGGTGGCTTGAGCAGCGCGGTGCGAAACTGCCTAGGGACGAGCAGCTTATTGCGGAATTGAGCACAATACGGTATAGTTTCATGAGCAGCGGCAAGATGAAGGCTGAGAGCAAGGACGAGATGCGCAAGCGCGGATTGCCCTCTCCTGACTTTGCTGACGCAGTATGTTTGACGTTGGCGTCCGATGCGGCGACTGCGATGGGTGGGCGGGCTTCGACGTGGGGTAAGCCTCTAAGGCGTAATCTAAAAGGGGTTGCATGATGGAAGAGAAACGCTTTTTGGATTTCTTGGATATGTTCGACGGCGGCGGCGCTGGTCAGATGGGTGACAAGTTTGAGGGCGGTGGGCTTTACTCTATGATCGGCAACGCTTTCGGCTCTCCTTACGGGTCCGAAGACCCCGAGCGCATGGCCGCTCGGCAGGCGTTCTACGGTTCTGACCAGATTGGCGGCGCCCCTATGACTTCGGCACCCCCGCCGCAGGTTATGCCGCCGCAGGTTATGCCGCAGCAGACTAATTATGCTACTGAGCCTAACTACGCTGATCGCTTTGGAGTGCCTATGCCTGTGGATGGTATGCAGGCTGGTCCACCTGCGCGTGCGTTAGTTGGGCCGCAACTTAGCACTGCCATGAACCAAAACGGTGGTTACACGGCACCCCAGCTCCAATATAGTGGACGCGGCTCTGTTGGCATGCCGAGACCTGACGCAATGGCTTCTATCCAAGAGATTGAAGCGTATCTCCGCAGCATCGGCCACCCTGATTATCAATAGGAGAAACGCCATGAAGGCACCAGTATTCAAGACCTGCAAGGGCTGCCCCACCCCCGCCGCGTGCAAGCGCGCTGGCAAGTGCCTTGGCAAGAAATACTCGAAGTAGTGGGGCTGTACAGCAACATTGCCGCCAAGAAGAAGCGCATTGCCGCTGGCTCTGGCGAGAAGATGCGTAAGGTCGGCAGCAAGGGCGCTCCGACTGCCAAAGCGTTTAAGCAGGCCGCCAAGACAGCGAAGAAACCGAAGGGCAAGAAGTAATGGGTGTATTGGACTTCTTTGGCCGTGAGGCTGGTCAACGTCGTCGCGCAGCGCTTGATGAGTTTGGGCGCAGCGCTGAGCAATACGTCCCGCCAGAGTTGCGCCAAATTGTTGGCTTGCTGTCTGATATGACGCCGAATCGCGCCAATGAGCGCGCCGCTATGGCATCTGACCGCCTGTTTCAGCCTGACCGCACTGTGGGGCAACGTGTTGGCGACTTTGGTGAAATGGCGTCTGAGATCGCTGGCGTAGTTGCGCCCGTGGCTGTCGCTGGTCGTGCGGGAATGCCTGCGGCTGAAGCCCTACAAGAGGCGCTGATGGGCTTCTCTGCGGGTTCTCAGCAAGCTGGTCGAGCTGTTGTTGATCGCCTGAACCAGCCTGGCCCTGTCCCGACGATGTACAGCAACCCGCTGATGGCCCCTAACGCGCGGGGGCTTCTTAATTATGACCCAAAAACCGTTGGCTCTACGGGCGGCAATATTCGGCGAGAGCCGCAGGCTGTGGACGAGGCTGATGAGATAACGCTTTTCCACGGGTCGCCTTACGACTTTCGCAGCTTTGATACATCCCAGATCGGTAAGGGGGAGGGCGCTCAAGACTTGGGTCGTGGGTTTAGCCTAACTGACGAGGAGGTTGTCGCGCACTCGTATATGAACCCTGCTTCAAGGTGGGGCGACCTAGAGGCAATGGAGCGATACCGCCAAGCGGGTCCAGGTAGGACATACCAGGTCGGCTTGAAGGCTCGTCCAGAACAAATCTTGGACTGGAAAAAGCCGTGGAAAGATCAAGTGCCTGAAGGCACTCCGATTTACGACAAAATCCAAGAAAGCATGGCGAAGAGCTATGCAGATGACCCAGAGATGCAAAAACTGTTCCAGCAGGCAAACCTTTCGAGCGTGTGGCGTGATGATTTTGGAATGGAGGACGCTGCTCTTAAAAGCGGATTTGTAGGCAATAAGCGGCAGAACTTTAGCGGCGACACCGAGTTTACGGTTTTTGACCCCTCAAAAATGGAGATAAAAAAGGTTTTTGACAATGAGGGGCGTGAATTGCCTATAGCCCCGTCATCCCCAGCGCAGGAAGTCGCGGGGCTGTTGTCATCTGGGCGTGTGGATGAGGTTACGGACGAGATGCTGGGCAAGCTCACACCAAAAGACGAGATGGAGCTTTTCAAGCTATATCAGCGCGGCGCGACGGGCATGGACCTGCCTATGGGTGAAGCGTCACGGATGGCGCGGGCGGGTGAGATTGGTCACAATGTTGAACGAGAGCTTTACCGAGGCGGTGGAAGCGATAGAAAATCTTTTTCCGCAGACGCTGGAACCTTCAAGACACAGAACACTGGTGTCTTCATGGACCCAAATCCTATGCGAGCTGAAACCTATGCTAAGCAGGGCGGCGGCGTAGTAGCACCCTTGTTTTCTCGTTCTGATGCCCCGATTGTGTTCGGCGACATGTCTGAATGGAATAGACTAGAGGCTCCGTCCTATGCTTACGACCCTGTAAGTGATGTGGACATCCCGCTAATTGAGCAGGGCGTCACTACAACAACCGACGATATTGCCAGAGCGGCGAGACAGCGCAACCTAGCAGCAATAGAAATTCAAGATGTTATGGACCCTGGCCCAATGCGCTGGAGGAACGAGGACAAGTCTATTCGAGAGTACCCTCAGTTTGGTGCAACTCGCGTTGAATTTGACCCCGCCAACATCCGCTCCCGCTTCGCCCGCTTTGACCCTCGCCTCGCTCATCTTCGTAATCTGAGCGCAGGCGTTGGCGGCCTTGGCTTACTGGGCATGTCCTATCCCCAAGAGGAGCAATACTAATGCCCAGCACCAAGGCAGACAAGATCGCCGCAGCCAAGAAGCGCCACGGCTTCACGGCGGTTAACAAGCCTCGCAGGGGTGGCCCGAAGAAGTTTGAGGTGCTGGCCGTTGAGGGCGATACGGTCAAGAAGGTGAACTTCGGCGATCCCAATATGACGATCAAGAAGGGCCAGCCAAGCCGCAAAGCCTCGTATTGCGCTCGATCTGGTGGTATAAGTGGCAAATCATCGAAACTGAGCGCCAACTATTGGTCGCGGAAGGCTTGGGACTGCTAAATGGCAATTACAACATACACAGAGCTGCAATCGGCTATTACGGACTTTTTGAACCGCGATGACCTTTCCAGCGTAACACCGACATTTATCTCGCTGGCAGAGACGGACATTCAGCGCCGCGTGCGCCACTGGCGTATGGAAAAGCGCAGCACGGCTGAGCTGGATACGCAGTACAGCGCCATTCCCGCCGACTTCGTCGAGGTTATTCGGATGTATATCACATCTGGCGACACGAGGCTTCTTGAGCTTATCAGCCAAGGCGAGCTGCTGGATCGCAAGCGCAAGAACATGAACACAAGCGGAGCGCCGAGGTATTACGCCATTACGGCGGGTGAGATTGAGGTCTTCCCGGTGCCCGACGGCACATACGATCTTGAGCTTTATTATATCTCACGCATTCCATCGCTTAGCGACAGCAACGCCTCGAACTGGCTGCTGGAGGAGTATCAGGACGCATACCTCTACGGCTCCTTGGTTCACTCGGCCCCATATCTCAAAGACGATGCGCGCGCACAGATGTGGTCTGCGTTGTATCAAAGCGCAGTTGATGCTATAAACGCTGAAAGTGAGCGCAGCAAATTTGGCGGCTCAGGTCGTCGCATGAAAATCAGGAGCTACTAGATGAGCTTTTCAAACTCCACTGAAACGCTGGTTCTGAACTGGCTCCTGACCTCAGGTGGTGCCACACGCCCAACGGCATGGTATCTTGCCCTGTTTACGTCAAACCCTGACGAAGACGGCAGCGGAACGGAAGTCACAACTGTCGGCACGGCATACGCCCGCCAGACTGCTGCGTTTACCGTGTCAGGCAACACAGCCTCAAACAGCGCGGCCATTGAGTTCCCGACGGCCACGGCGACTTACGGCACTGTCAGCCATGTGGGTGTCTACGACGCCTCCACTGGCGGCAACCTGATCGCCTACGCAGCGCTGACCACATCCAAGGTTATCGACACGGGCGACGTCTTGCGCGTCCCTGCTGGTGATCTCGACATCACACTGGATTAACGTATGGCCGACACGGTCTACAGAACGGGCTTTGGCACTGGTGCATACGGTGTCAGAGCCTTTGGCGTTGACGGGGCCGTAAAGGCTGCGGCCAGCACTGTTGTCACGGCCAGCGCCACTGTCGCCGCATCAACTCGCGTGCGGCTGTCTGCCTCAATTGTCGTCACCGCCTCAAGCAACACCTCCGATGCCCAGCGCGTGCGTGAGGTAACGTCAACTGCGTCAGCCTCGGCAAGCGCTGCGGCCTCCTGTGAGCGCATCCAGCAGCCGTCGGCCACTGTGGCTTCGCTCGCATCGACATCGGCCTCCAGCGAGCGTGTGAGGCTGTCTCAGGCGGCACTAGCGCCGTCAGCGACTGTGACTGGCTCGGCGAACCGTGTGCGCCTCTGTGACGGCACTGCGGCGGCCTCTGCGGCGACAACAGTTCGCACTATCTTCCTGTATGTCTTCGACGCCAGCACGGCTTGCACGTCTAGCGCTGACGCCGTCGTCACCCGCGTGCAGTTCGGTGCGGCTGACTTTGCGTTTGCGTCTGGCTTCGCGGCCAATGCGATTGAGAAGTGGGAGCCAGAGGCAGGCACGCCAGAGACGTGGACGCCCGTTGATCCCGCGACTGAAATATGGCAAACTGTCCCCAACACAGCCGAGGTATGGACTGTGCTTTCCCCCACATCAACGGATTGGAACGCAGCCTCGGCCGCAAGTGCAACTTGGGCTGACGCCGCATAGGAGAACAACATGGCTGACACGACCACAACGACTTACGGGCTTGTTAAGCCAGAAGTAGGCGCATCCGAGGACACTTGGGGCGGCAAGATCAACGACAACCTTGATGACATTGATAACTTGCTCGACGGCACGGTGGCTGTCACGGGGATTGACATCAACGGCGGCACAATCGACGGGACTGTAATCGGCGGGACAACACCTGCGGCTGGCACATTCACGTCAGCCTCTACAACTGGCAATTTTGGGGTAGGCACGTCAGACTTTACTACTGATCTTGGTTATGCTCCCAAGCTGAAGATTTCTGGGAATGGCCCAGCCCTGTTCTTTGAAGAAACTGATGCAGGACAAAATTGGGCCATCGGTGCACTAGGTAGTAGTCTATTAATCAGGGACGCAACAGCGTCATCGGGGGTTGGTACTTTCACCGCTACTGGTTTGAACAGCACTGTCATCGGGGCAACAACCCCTGCGGCTGGTACATTTACGAACCTCACAGGTACTGCTGATGCTACACTTAACGGCCTAACTGTCGGCAGAGGCGCTGGAGGCTCAGCCGACAACACTACTGTAGGACGTAATGCTTTACAGTCAAACACTACAGGTAGCTTCAACACTGCTGTGGGACGTGATTCTCTAACGTCAAACACTACAGGTAACTTCAACACTGCTGTGGGACGTGATGCTCTAGGTTCAAACACCACAGGCAACGGCAATGTTGCTAACGGTTTTCAGGCTCTATATTTAAACACCGAGGGCGATACCAACGTAGCTCAAGGGAATAATTCCTTACGGGAAAACACTTCAGGCAGCGACAACACTGCTGTTGGTCATGAGGCTCTACGGTTTAACACTACAGGTTCCTCCAACACCGCTCAGGGTTATCAGGCTCTACGGTCAAACACTACAGGCACTAACAACACTGCCCAAGGTTATCTGGCTCTATATTCAAATACTACGGGCGTCAACAGCACTGCTGTGGGACTTCAGGCTCTACAGTCAAACACTACAGGTACTCAAAACACTGCTGTGGGGTTTGAGGCCCTAAAGACAAACACTACAGGTAGCCAAAACACTTCTTTGGGTTATCAGGCTCTACTTGACAACACTACAGGCAACAACAATGTTGCTGTGGGTCTATTAGCTCTGAGGGATGTAAGCACAGGCTCTGGCAACCTCGGCATGGCGGCTAGGAACAGTGCTGGAACGTACTCTCCTGTATTCAACCCAACCACTCACAACAACCGCATAGTAATGGGCCACACAGCCGTTACCAACGCCTACGTTCAGGTTGCTTGGACTGTTGTCTCTGACGCCCGTGACAAAGCTGCCTTTGCCCCTGTACCTCACGGCCTAGACTTCGTGAACTCTCTGAAGCCTACAGAGTACCAGTTCAAGGAAAATGGTCGGGACGGTGAAGCTGACGGGATCAAACGCTATGGCTTCTTGGCCCAAGATGTGCTGGAGCTTGAAGGCGACAACCCAGTCATCGTAGACACTGAGGACTTGGATAAGCTGAAACTCAAGGAGAGCAATCTCATCCCCGTGCTGGTCAACGCCATTCAAGAGCTGACCGCAGAAGTGCAAACCCTTAAAGCCAAACTGGAGGCAAAATAATGGACAACGACAACATCATTACCGAAGACGAAGTGCAGCAAAACTACAATGCTGCTATGGACAGTGTGAACCTGATTAACGCAGGAAAGCCTGAGGAAATGGATCAAGCTGAGTGGGATGACACTGTCGCTCGCAATGTTGAACATCTCAAGATCATGGTCGCCAAAGACTACTGGACAACACAAGACCTCACACCGCTGAATGCGGCTATTGCTGGAAGCTGAAGCACGGCCGTAACTTTTGCATATCTACCGCAGTGTGCTATATTGGCGGCAGCAGCAGCACCCAAGGGATTAAAATGGCTTTAATTGATCTGAATATTCCTGCGGGCGTCTATCGCAACGGGACGGACTTGCAGAGCATGGGCCGCTGGCGCGACGCAAACCTTGTGCGATGGATTGACGGCACTATGCGCCCGATAGGCGGATGGCGCACGCGATCCGACACTGCGGCGGCGGCTAAGATCAGAGGCATGATTGCGTGGGACGACAACAGCAACGACAGATGGCTTGTTGGCGGCACGCACGAAAAACTCTACGTCTGGTCAATCGACGGCACGCAGTATGACATCACACCAGCGGGCTTCACGTCTGGCCGCGAGGACGCGGTGGCATTCATAGGCTACGGCGGCAACCTTTACGGCTACTACGCCTACGGCGTTGCGCGCCCAGAGACATCACGCATTCAACCCGCAACATATTGGGCGCTCGACACATGGGGCGAAAACCTTGTCGGCTGCACTGAGGACGACGGCAAGATTTACGAGTGGGCGCTCGCCACAGGCACGCCCGCTGCCGTCGTTGCTAACGCACCAACCAACAACCGCTCACTGGTCGTGACCGAGGAGCGCTTCCTGTTCGCGCTTGGCGCAGGCGGCAATTCACGCTTGGTGCAGTGGTCGGATCGTGAGGACAACGCCACATGGATTCCAGCAGCCACTAACGAGGCGGGCGACCTTGAGCTAAACACCAATGGCCAGATTATGAACGGCGTGAATGTCCGAGGGCAGACGCTGATCCTGACATCTACAGACGCCCATGTCGCAAACTACGTTGGCCCGCCCTACGTCTACGGCATTGAGCGTGTCGGCACATCCTGCGGCCTTGCGGCAAAGCAGGCTGTCGCCGTTGTTGACGCTGGCGCTTTCTGGATGGGGCCGCACGCGTTCTACGCTTACACGGGCGGCGCTGTGCAGGAAGTTCAGTCAGACGTTTCGGACTATGTGTTTAATGACATCAACCGCGCTCAAGTCAGCAAGGCGTTTGCAGTCACCAATAGCAATTACGGCGAGATTTGGTGGTATTACCCATCTGGGGCTTCCACAGAGAATGACCGCTACGTTGCGTACAACTACATCGAAAACACTTGGTACACTGGCGACCTGGCCCGCACGGCGGGGGTTGATCGTGGCGCATTCGAACACCCCATTTGGGCCAGTGCTGATGACAACAAGGTCTACGAGCATGAAGTCGGTTTCAACTACGGCAGCCTCGCTCCATTCGCCGAAACTGGCCCGATTATGCTTGGCTCTGGAGACACAGTTGCGTCTGTCGTCGAAATGATACCCGACGAGAAGACGCAGGGTGACGTCAGCGTCACGTTCAAGACGCGCTTCTACCCCAACGGCACTGAGCGAGACTATGGGCCGTATGCAATGGCCAACCCCACCTCGCTGCGCTTTACGGGCCGCCAAATGCGCCTGCGGGTCACGGGCGTTAAGCTTGGCGATTGGCGCGTGGGCATCAACCGAATTGACGTCGTGGCAGGCGGGCGTCGATGACTCAGCAGCAACGCGCACCAGAGCCATACGGCGAAGACTGGAAGACATGGGGCCGACGCCTCATGCAGCACCTTGCCCAAGTTCGCTCGGCGCTCGTCCAGCAGACGGGTGGCGAGAGCGCTGCCGAAGACGGCACAATCATGTGGGATCGCGTGAACAAGTATCCAGTCGTCAGCAAGAATGGCGCGTGGCGTGAGATCGTGCTGTCCGACGGCCAGTACGAAGGCACAATCACGACAGACCAGACTGTGGCGTCGATCAATACACCATACGCGCTTACATATACGAGCACTTCTGTTGACGGCATCTCCAACGGCACACCGCCTTCGCGTTTGGTTTTTGAAGAGGGCGGCAAGTTCTTGGTCAACTTTTCCGCCCAGATCAGCAGCGCGTCATCTAGCACGGTCAGTTTCTACTTCTGGCCGCGACTCAACGGCGTGGACGTCGCTGGGTCAACTATGGTCGCGGCCCTCCATCGAAACAACGCCACGACGGTCGTCAGCCGCTCTCTTGCAGTCGTGGTGAATGCGGGCGATTATCTGGAAGCATTCTGGGCAGTTGATGCCGCTGGCGGTCGCCTTGAGTCAACGCTAGCAACCGCGTTTTCGCCCGCCGCACCTGCAACAACAATCGGGATAACAAGACTGCATGGATAACGAGATGGAACGCTGCAAGCCATGGATTGAGGCCGCCCTTGAGTATTCAGGCGGCACTCACGACTTTGCAGACATCGTTGATGGTCTAAGCAGGGGCGTGCTTCAGTTGTGGCCAACGCCCAAAGGGTGTATTGTAACGGAAATTGTGGTATATCCAAAGAAACGTGTTCTCAACGTATTTCTAGGTGGCGGCGAGTTGGAGCAGATTTTGGATATGCACGGCGATGTGATAGACTGGGCAAAATCTCAAGGGTGCAGCGCACTCACAATGTCTGGCCGATTTGGCTGGAAGAAACCACTGAAGGCACACGGCTGGGAAGTTCAGCACGCCTCATACATTAAGGAGTTCGGCTGATGTCAGGCGGCAAGGGTGGTTCAACCACTTCAGAAGTAAAAGTTCCAGAATACATTGAGCAGGCGGGCAAAGCCAACCTTGCCCGTGCTGACGAGCTGGCCAAGATCGGCTACACGCCCTACTATGGCCCAGACGTTGCGGCATTCACTCCTATGCAGCAAGCGGCGTTTCAGGGTACATCCGACATGGCTAACGCCTTCGGCATGGCGACACCCGCATCGCAGCAAGACATTTACGGCGGCATGGGCGCTCCGACGCAATACGCAAATGGCGTGCAGGGATACTCATCGGCTCCGATGTATGAGCAATCTCTGTCGCAGCTCGCGGAGGCCAGACCGGGGCAGTACGAGGCATTGATGGCCCCGTTCATTGATCCTGTAACTGGGCGAGAACCAGCCGCCCCGTTTGGCGGAACAAACCTTGGGTCCGCGGGTGCGCCAGCATCAGCACCAGCAGCACTAGCCACAAGCACTTTAACAGACCAAGAGCGTCGGATGGGCATTACGGAAGACCAAAAAAAGCGCGGGATGACCGTAGCAGACTTCATGGGGAGGTAGGGATATGGGAGGATCAACAGGCGGATCAACAGGCGGCAAAGGCGGAAGCTCAGCAGCACGACCCACAGCAGGGCAACCCCCCCGAGGCCAATACGCACCTCTGGCTCCGCAGGGCAACTTCAACGTGAACCAAGCGGCGGCTGGCGGCTTGCAGCAGGCCATGCAAGGCACGCAGGCTGTAATGGGCTATCAGCCTACGCAGGTTAACGCTACTAAATTCAAAGCAGCTCAGATGGGGCCAGCGGGGCAAGTTGCTGGTGCAGACCTCTCAGCCTACACCAACCCATACGAAACCCAAGTGGTCGATCAATCTCTCGCTGACCTGGAGCGCAGTCGCCTCATGCAGCAGAACCAAATGAGTGCGCAGGCCAGTGCTGGCGGAGCATTCGGCGGATCGCGGCACGGCATTGCAGAATCCGAGACAAATCGTGCCGCTCTTGATCAGGCGGCTCGCACGGCGTCTGGACTTCGTCAGGCTGGATTCCAGAACGCTCAGCAGCTTGCGGGGCAAGACATAAGTCGCCAAATGCAGGTGGAATCGGCAAACCAAACAGCCACCAACCAAGCTCGCCAGTTCGGCGCACAGCAAGGCATGACGGCGCAGCAGCTCAACCAGATGGCGGGCCTCAATGCAAACCAGCAGCGTCTCGGCGCGGCGTCGCAGATGGGCCAACTCGGCCAGCAAGCCTTCGGCACTGGTCAGGCGATCCAGCAGCAGCAGATGCAGCAGGGTCTCATGCAGCAAGGCTTGCAGCAGGCACTCATCGACGCGGCACGCGGCCAGTACGCTGGCTTCACAGGCGCTCCCGGCCAATCTCTCGGCCTGCCACTGGCGGCTCTCGGTGCGCAGCCTGATCAGTCAACGACGACGCAGCAGAAGAACCCTGGCCTGTTTGACTACTTGTCGCTTGCGGGAAGTGCTTTCGCCTCAGACGTCCGCCTCAAGACCAACGTCAAGCACCTTGGCAAAGAGAACGGCCACAACGTCTACTCGTGGGACTGGAATGAGGACGGCAAGCGCATTGCCGATCCGAAGCAGCCGACAGTCGGCGTCATGGCTCAAGAGCTTCAGGAGACGCATCCGCATCTCGTTGAGCTTGGCTCAGACGGCTTCCTGCGCGTCAACTACGGCGGGCTGGCGGCGGAGGTCGCTTAATGGAATGGAACCCTGCATGGGCCAACGCGATTGCTTCAATTGAGAGCCAAGGCAGCGGTGGCTACTCCGCTGTCGGCCCGCAGACAGCCAAGGGCGACAGGGCCTACGGCAAGTATCAGGTCATGGACTTCAATATCCCAACGTGGACGCAGAAGCACCTTGGCCAGAAGCTGACGCCCGAGCAGTTCCTAGCAAGCCCAGAAGCTCAAGACACGGTTTTCCGAGGTGAGTTCGGATCATCTGTGCAGAAGTACGGCAATCCGCAAGACGCTGCTTCGGTGTGGTTTACCGGCCGCCCTGCCTCGCAAGGCGCTGGGCGCTCTGATATACTCGGAACAACTGGCTCTAAGTACGTCAACAAGTTCAATTCGGCCTTGGGCCAAGCCAGCACACAAGGAGCCGCTCCAATGATGCAGCAAGAACAGAAGCCACGCGGCCTACTAGGCTCCCTCGGCATACAGAAAATGGAAGAAGGCGCAGAAGGCGAGACAGGCCAGCGCTTCTACAATCGTGACAGCTTCAAGGACACGGCGGCCACTCTGGCGCAGGGCTTCGGGCGCATGGGCATCATGGGCATGGAAGAGATTGCCGATAGCGTTGCCAATCAGCGGACTGAAGCGAAGGCGCGGAATAAGACGATGGAGATGCTCGGCAAGATGGGAACGCCGCAGGCAAATTCTGCGATTGAATACATTAAGGCGGGAGGTGCTGCTACAGATGCGCTGAAGATAGCATTCGAGAAGCCGGAGGCGGCCACACCATCGTCCGCAGTGGGGAAGCTGCAATCTGACTTGGCCTCTGGATTGATCAACCAAGAGCAATACGACGTGGCCCTGGCTAGCATGGCCCCGAAGGGAATGTCGCTTGAGATTGGCCCAGACGGTACACGCTTTGTGCAAGGCGCTGGCGTCTCAACAAAACCGTTGACCGAAGGGCAAAGTAAAGCCACTGGCTATTATGGCAAAGCTGAACAGGCGGAAGAGGTATTGTCGGCCCTAGAACAGCAAGGCACAGGACTTTATGACAGCTTAGTTTCAAATGTCCCCATCGCAGGCAACTACATGATCTCAAATGAATATCAGCAGTATAGTCAGGCGAAGCGAAATTTTATCAATTCCATATTGCGGCAAGAAAGTGGCGCGGCAATCGGAAAGGATGAGTTTGCAAATGCGGAGCAGCAATACTTCCCTCAACCTGGTGAAGGCCCTGCTGTCATCGCACAAAAGGCCGCGAATAGGCGGCGGGCTATCGAGGGCTTGCGGGTTGCGGCAGGCGAGGGTGCTGGCCGCATCAGTTCTTCCACGCCGAGCGGCGTTATTGAATATGACGCCACGGGCAAGAGGATTCAAAAATAATGGCAGACCTCAAAATGCCAGACGGCAAAATTCTCCGCTTCCCTGATGGTACGCCAGATGACGTGCTGGACAAGGCAGCACAGGAATACATCTCAGGCAACAGGACAGCGCAGAGCGGTACTCGAATTATTGCCGAGCTGCCCCAAGGCGGGAAGGTGTTTGAGGACACCAGCGGCAAGCGGTCTTTTTCGGATGGTTCATACGCAACCACTGACCCTGCCATTATTGAAAAGATCATGCAGGGCGCTACAGGCGGGGAAGTTTCAACAGAAGGCTTTGATAAGCAAACGCTTGAGCAAGTTGGTCTGCCAGCGGGTGTGGCGACGCAGTTTGTTCGCGGTGGCGGTCTTGGATCGTTTGCGGACGAGGCTCTTGGAGCGGTTATGGGCGATGATGCCCAGCAGGCTATGAGGGCGACAGCGGGCGCAATGGAGCGTCAGTACCCAAAGACAAGTCTAGGGGCAAACATTGCTGGCGGCGTGACGTCAGCAGCAGGCACTCTGGCAGCGGCTCCTGCGGCAGCGACAACAGCCATTGGTAGGGCGGTTGCGCCTACTGGGGGCCGATTATTGCCTATGGCTGCGCGCAGCCTTGGAGTGGGTGCTGTGGGCGGAGGAGTAGGCGGAACTCTGTACGGTTACGGCGAAGGTACGGACCCAGAGAGTCGAATGCGTGAGGCCCAAAGCGGAGCAATGTTCGGCGCTGGTACGGGAGGCACGCTCGGCATCGTTGCGCCTCTTGCTGCTCGCGGTGCAAAAAACGTAATGGACTACGCAAAAGGTACGGACGTCTCAAAGATTGCCCAATACCTTGGGATTTCAAGAAACGCTGCGAACGTGATCAAATCCACATTTGAGCGTGGCGGCGGCATCGAAGACGCTGTGGGCAACATTCAGCGGGCAGGAGAGCAAGGTATGCTTGCCGACGCGGGGCAGTCAGCGCAAGCTCTCTTGGACGCGTCAGCAGCCTCTGGAGGTCCAGCTAGTCAGACTGTAGGGACGGAAATTTCAAAACGCGCGGCAGGTAGTCTCCAGCAGTTAGAGGGCGGCCTAAACGAAGTTCTGGGGGAAGCGCCAATCGGCCCCCGCGATGCCGTCGCAAAGATTGCTGAGCAAACGAAAGAAGCTCGCTCGACGGCCTACGGCGCAGCTTATGGCACGCCCATCAACTACGCCTCACCAGAGGGCG